CTACAAGCTACAGTTAACAGCAACCAACAAATCCGTGATGAAGAATCACGTGTGTTTAACTTAATTGCTTGCCCAGGATATCCTGAGCTAATTGGTGAACTAGTTAGCTTGAACTACGATCGTGGACTAACAGCATTTGTTGTAGGTGACACACCAGCAAGACTAACAAGTGATGCAACAAGTCTATTAAATTGGGGTACTAACCAGCGTCTAGCACTAGAAGACAACGACTTAGGTCTTGTATCTAGTGACGAATATCTAGGCGTATTTTATCCATGGGGCTTTACAAGCGACAACTTTGGTAATAACGTAGTTGTTCCTCCAAGCCACATGATTATGCGTACTATTGCCCTAAACGACCAAGTTGCTTATCCATGGTTTGCACCAGCTGGTGTACGTCGTGGCGGTATTACTAACGCTACAGCAGTTGGTTATGTTGACAGTGAAGGCGAATTTAAATCTGTAGCATTGAATGTTGGTCAACGTGATACACTAGCAAGTGTTAAAGTTAACCCAATTACGTTCATTACAGGAACAGGCTTAGTTAACTACGGACAGTACACAAGAGCTCGCGCAGCCTCTGCATTAGATCGTATCAACGTAGCACGTCTAGTTGTTTACCTACGTAGACAATTGAACGCTCTAGCTAAACCATACATCTTTGAACCAAACGATAAGATTACTAGAGACGAGATTAAAGCCGCAGTTGAAAGTCTATTACTAGAATTAGTAGGACAACGTGCTCTTTACGACTACCTAGTAGTTTGCGACGAGTCTAACAACACTCCAAGCAGAATTGATCGTAACGAGTTGTACATTGACATCGCTATTGAACCAGTTAAAGCAGTTGAATTCATTTACATTCCACTACGCTTGAAGAACACTGGCGAAATCGCTGGTCTATAATTAAAGGAAGAATAACATGGCAATCGCAAGTTTATCAAAATTTACAGTACCTTTAGCTAGCGATCAATCCGCTAGCGCACAAGGTCTGTTGATGCCAAAGCTAAAATATCGCTTTAGAGTGATGTTTGAAAACTTTGGTGTATCAACACCAACAACTGAATTGACCAAGCAGGTTATTACAGCGGCTCGTCCAAACGTTAGTTTTGCTGATCAAGTTATTGAAGTTTACAACAGTAAAATTCACTATGCTGGTAAGCACACATGGCAAACAATTTCTGTTAGCTTACGTGATGACGTTACTGGTGCAGTAGCTAAATTAGTCGGTGAGCAAATGCAGAAACAGTTTGACTTTTTTGAACAAAGTTCTGCGGCAAGTGCTATTGACTACAAGTTTTCAATGAGAATTGAAATGCTTGACGGTGGTAACGGAGCAAATACTCCTAACGTTCTTGAAACATGGGAATGTTATGGTTGCTATGTTACAGCGGCAAACTATCAGTCACTAAGCTATGCTGAACAAGGCCCAGCAACAATTGACCTAACAATTCAACCAGACAACTGTCTACAAGTTCCACAAGGATCTGGACTAGGCACAGTGGTTGGACGTACACTAGGTACATTAACAACTGGCGCAGGTGGTTAATTAAAAGGGCTGGCAACAGCCCTTTTTTATGACTTTTTATTAACTACGTAGTTAATAGCTACCGATAAATAATGTTATGGCCAGTCCTTTTCTACGATATTTAACTAATGGTTTATTAAACCCCAAAGGCAACGTTGGGGACTTTCAACACGCGGCTAGACTATTCACTGATGATAGTTTTAGACTAGCACCTAAACAAAAGTTTCTTTTTCATGTAGTGTTTAGTATCAACACTAATGCTCTTAAGAGTTTAAATTTTAAATATCAACATCAAAATGAAATTAATATGTTGGTCAAAAAAGCCGACCTACCTAAATTTCAAATTACTACTGAAAAGTTAAATCAGTACAACAGAAGAAAAGTAGTACAGACTAAGATAGAATATCAACCAGTATCTATATCTTTTCACGATGACAACTTTGGAGTTGTACGTCAATTGTGGGAAAATTACTATGGATACTATTATGCAGATCCAACCGCAAGTAAACAGTCCGGAGCATACAATAGAACTAGTATGCTAAGTCCTAGCTATGTTAGAACTACCTATGGTCTTGACAATAACAGTGCAATACCATTCTTTGATAAGATAACAATCTATCAAATGGCTAGACATCAGTGGACTAGTGCAACACTAGTTAATCCATTAATTGCATCATGGAGTCACGATACTCTTGATTATTCAGCAAGCCAACCTGTTGAAAACTCAATGACCTTAGACTATGAAGCAGTTTATTATGACACTGGATTTGTTTCACAGAATAATCCACCAGGTTTTGGCGTTGAACATTACGATACAAGCCCAAGTCCACTAACGCTTGCTGGCGGTGGCACAAGAACTATATTTGGTGCAGGTGGTGTGTTAGCCGGCATCGAAAGTGTTTCTGGACGAATTGCTGACGGATCAGCATTCAACAGCCCGCTAGATTTCTTAAGTACAGCCATTACCGCAGTTAACACATATCAAAATGCTAAACAATTAAACAAGGCCGGCGTAACACAAGAGATTACAGGTATTGCAACTAAAGGACTACAGACTATCGGTAGACAAGGCGTCAGTGGTATTAACAACACAGCGTTTCCAATTTCAAATACAACACAAGAAGTTACTGCGGCAACAGCTAGATCAATAACAGGAACAGGCGGACCATGATATCTAATACAAATTTGCCACCAGTTGAGAATACACAAAGTTCTGATGAGGTTCGTGCATTCTTTGACAATTACTTTAAACATCAAATTACTTTCCCTAGCAATCAAATCGATGCAGTACTAGGATTCTTTTTAAAAAGAGGCTTTTCTGAACAAGCCGCAAAGAGTACAGCTATTGTTTTATTAAATCAATCAAGATTAGACAATGTTAATGTTTTCCAACTGTTAGATACTCTTAAAGGACTTACGGATGTACAACTAAGTCAAGTTGTTACAGAAGTTATGAACTCTTATAGATCTAAAACAAGTTCACTTGGTTTTAAACTAACACAAGTAGAAGACACCCTTGAAAGTCGCAACATTAGACTATGAGCAGATTTGCACAAGGAAAGTTTGTACCTACAAATCCCGAAAAATACATAGGTAATAGAAATCCTACTTATAGAAGTTCTTGGGAGTGGGCTTTCATGCGCTTCTGCGACAATAATCCTTCAATACAAAAGTGGGCCAGTGAAGCAATAAGCATTCCTTATCGAGACCCGTTCACCGGCAAGCAAACTATCTATGTCCCCGATTTCTTTATACAGTACACTGATAAAACTGGTAAGATGCACGTCGAGCTTATTGAGGTAAAACCGCAGAATCAAACTTTGTACGAAAAAGTTGGACGTAATAGAAATAACAAGATACAGTATGCTAAAAATATTGTAAAATGGCAAGCCGCTCAAGCATGGTGCAAAGCTAAAGGAATAAAGTTTAGAGTGCTAAACGAGCAAGACTTATTTCATAATGGCGCAAAAAATCGATAAGTAATAATATGAAGAAACTTGAAGAAATTTTAAATTTGCCAGAGTCTAAGAAGATTGTAAAAAAAGAAGAAAAGACCAAGGCTCTAGCAAATAACGAAACAGTAGAACCGTTTCTAAGAAATATTTCTGAATTGGATAAAATTTCAGAATCCTTACCTACGGTTAAAGGACTAGGAGATGCTAGTGACGAAGAATTTGACGCACTAGCACAGCGAGCAACAGATGCCTATGATGACCTTATGGATCTAGGTATGAATGTTGAAGCAAGATACAGCGGTCGAGTATTTGAAGTAGCAGGAACTATGTTAAAAAATGCTATCGACGCTAAGGCCGCAAAAATTGACAAAAAACTTAAGATGATTGAGTTACAGCTAAAGAAAGCAAAGTTGGATCAAGATACTACAGATTCCGATGGGGGAATTAACATCCAAGGCAATGGTGTAATTGTCACTGATAGAAATAGCCTGTTAGAAAAACTCAAGAATATAAAATAAATATAGTATTGGGA